CGTGATGCCGCCCTTTTCGCCCCTCATGACATAGTCGCGAGGGTTGCCGAACACGACGTATTCCTCGGCCGCCGCGGCCGTCGCGGGCATGTCCTCGGACATGACGACAGGGTATCCCCAGATCCGATCCATTTCGCCGTTCGCGGCACGGGTGATACCCGGCAGATTCGTCGCGGCAGTCCCGAACGCCTCGGTTTCGAGCAGGCTCTTGATGTCCGGGTGCATGAAGTACGACGCCCCGCGCCGACGCCGAAGCGTCAGAGCGTCGCGCAGTTGCTTCATGTACGCGAGGGACACCGACGCCTGCGTCGTCTGCGTTGCCGTCTGCGTCACGGTGACCTGACCGGTCGTCTTCAAGAGGCCCAGGGTCGACCCGTAGGTTGATCCGTCGCCCTGGAAAAACGCGAGGTCTTCCTGTTCCGCGAAGCCTTCGCCGATCAGGGTGATTCGCACCGGAAGCAGGGCAACCGCCTCGTCTTCGTCCAGTTCACGCGACCAGGACATAAGGGCGGTCAGCTTGCTCGGCGTGAGGGCTTCCTGCACCAGAACCGGGTTCGACTCGGTGAAGTCGGCCAGTTCTGCGGCCCAGTATACGGTCGGCTTCGTGCCGATCGAGGTCAGGTCGAGGGACTTGTTCATAACCGGGACCGACCGGGAATACTGACGTCCGAGGCCGTGTTCCTCGGTGACGTTGTAAATCTCGGCGGCCATAGGGGTCGGAACAGCGAAACCGCCCGCCCCGTCCGTCAGCGTGGACATCGCACGTTCGAGGTCCATGCCGGTAAAGCGACGGCCCAGGATGTCCCGAGTCATCTTCCGCTCGGCCTCGATCAACTGCGGGGTTACGGCCTCGTTCAGTTCCGTCAGACGACGGGACGCCTGCGCGATCACCCTTTCGTCGCCGACCTTACGGGCGGCCATGAGGTTAAGCAGGGCGACGGCCCGGCGTTGCCAGTTCGGCACGACGTCACCGATGACGCGGGTCCGGTTCTGTACGTCTGACCCGGCGACCTCGACGATCGGGTTCGTTCCGCCCTGGGCCGGGGCCTGGCGCAGTTCGCCGATTGCCTCGCCCATGACCTCACGAACGATCGCCCGGATCGCGTCGGGTTCGAATGCGACACCGTCGCCGGATGCGGCCGGGGTCGGTTCGGGTTCTGTCTTCTGAACTACACCGGGAACGGCCGCCAGGATCGGGGCCGCGGCCATGAGCAGACCGTCGGTGTGTCCGGTGAATCCGGCGAACCAGTCGACGGCGACCTGCAGGGCATCGGGAGCCCCGCCGCCGCTCACGACGAACGCCGAGAGGATGAAGGCGAACAGCGAGAACATCGCGATCCGCCAGGTCTGAATTCGGTTCATGTGTCTGTTATCGTTTGCCCGTGAGGCGTTGCAGTTCCGACCGGACTTCGGACGCCACAATTCGAGCCAGGGCCGCATACTCCACGGGCCCGGCCTTCCTGGGGGCAGGTGCAGACACATCGGCGATCGTCTTCGCGACGGCCTCGGGCTCGGCAACCGGGTCAGGATCGGGCTCGGGCTCGGAAGCGACCGGCCGGTCCTCGACAGGGTTGATCTCACGCGGGGCCGTCGGCAAGGCGTCGGCGAGGAATGCACCGGGGGCGACTTTCGCCTGCCGGTCTATCATCCTCTGCGTCACAAGAGCAGAGGCGTTCGAGCCGACCGAGACGAATGACCATTCGATCAATTCCCAGTCGGTGATTCGAATTCGTCGGTTATCCCAGTCTTCCGCGTCGCCCTCGGGGTCGATCAGTTCGACGACGTAATCGTGAACGATCGCGCCGATCGACGCGGCCTTGAGGATGCCCTTTTTCAGCTTGCGGAACCATCGCTCGACCAGGGGATCGTCGTGATCCCAGGAGTCATCGTCGAGGTTCGCGACGATCCTGTCGCCCTGGACCGTGATCGACGAGACTGCCGCGAGCAGGTCGTGATCGTGGTTTATCAGGACGGCGGGGTTCCGCCTGTAATTGTCGAGGCGTGCGCCCGAGGGGTCGATGATCGTGCCGTGTCGATCCTCGTCGGCCGTATTGATGATGACGGCCGTCCGGTTCTCGACCTCTGACCCCTTCGTCTTGTTTCGACGCGTCTCGATGAAGACGTCGCGCCGTACACGCTCGCCGATCGCCGGGGCCCAGTCGGGCAGGTCGTCGGCGGCCAGGTCGGCGGCCCGGCAGAGGACGCCGTCACACCCGCAGTCGACCTCGCGTTCGAGGTCTTCAACGGACTCGATTCGAACCATTTCGGTTTCGACCTGGTCGATCGCCTCGGCGGTCGGGTTCTGATCGTCTTTCATCGTCTCGGGTCGGTGTTCGCCAGTTGTGAAGGTAGCGGGACGGGTTGCCAGTATTCAAGAATCCTCGCCGCCCAGGTCACCGAATACCGGGACCATCGAACAGCGACATTGAATCGTGTGGTTCGGGGCGTTCGCCTCGGGGTCACCAGGAAACCGGAGTTCGGCGTACGGGATGCGCTTGCTCCGAGGGTCGAAAGACGTCCAGGTCTGGTCGAGAGGGATCGTCAACGATTCGAGGTCTTGATGTGCTACACGAACCCGGCCGTCCCTCTGCGTGAACCATTGTTTCCCGGTCGCCCCGGCATCGTAAAACGCTTCCAGTTGCCCGGCCTCGAACGCCCCGGTCACGGTCGTCTGTGCGATAATCCTCGACCGCCAGGGTTTCACGCCGTCGTAATACCCTCGGATCTGGGCCGCCAGTTCGTCGACCGAGGACCGGTTGCGGATCGCGTCCTCGATGACCGGCGTCAGGTCGTACATCGTGTTCAGGGGGATCGTCTTCGTCCTTCCGGCCAGGGCGTCGAGGATCTGGACGACCCGAGGGGCATCGAGGGGAATGTTACCCGGCAGTTCGAAGGCGATCGAAGCGAAGTCGTACCCGCCCGCGAGGGCCTCGGCGGTCAGGGGCGCGAACGTGTCGAGGTAGAACTGAATCCAGTATTCGAGGTCAAAAAGGGCTTCGACCGACAGACTGGGCGGGATGACGGTGCCTCGCGCAACCGCACCCGCACGACCTCGGGAATCCCCGACCAGGTCGTACAGTCGCGAGACAACGTCGTCAGCCTGCCGGTCGAAGTTCTCGATCGCCTGCGCTTGAACCGCCCCCTCATGACCTCGACGGGCACGCTTGACGCGCCGCCAGTATTTGTCGCCGCCGTCGGCCCGAAGGATCTGCGCGACGCGATCGTTCATGCGGGACGGATCACCCTGTACGGCAGACCGCCCCGCGGAGTTAAAAGACCGTTCGGAGTCGTCGGCCGGATCGCTCTCGTCGTCGTCATCCGGTTCGTCCTGGTCGGGCGGATCGGCGTTGTTCGCCGCCGCCAGGGCAGGCGGGATCGGTTGCGGTTCGGGCATGTCCTCGCCCGCATAGGCTTCGAGCCCGAGGGGAAGGAAATACTGATTCCCGCCCTCGATCATGTCCTGGCCGTCACGCTCCCGAATCTCGTTCGGGCTCGCGAGGCCCGACCTGATCCGGCGTTCGTCGATCATCGACTGTTCGAGTTCGTCGACCGGCACCGGATCGGGCGTGATGCTTTCGAGGGCCCCAGGGACCGACTTGAATATGCGTTCGAACGCGATAGTCAACTGCCCGGCGATCGACTCGGCCTCGGGCCCGACCGTCGTCTGGGCGAATATCCTCTGGGCCGCGTCGGCGTTCGCCCGGTTTGCCGTGTCCGACATGTACCCTTGAGGGATGCCTGAAAGCCAGAACAGGTGTGTATCCGTCAACTGGCGACCGGACGAAAGGCCCAGGTCCGCGGCGTTGAGGTTGAGCGTCTTCGCCTTGAGCCCGTTCGGCAGGATCGGCACGCCCTGAACGTCGCCCGCGGTCTGGTACAGGGTCTTGAACTGCGACCGCAGTTGCGCGATCTGCGTCGGGTCGAGGTCTTGATCGGTTTCGAGGGCCATCGGCGGCATTCGGCCGTCGCGGAGCATGTCACGCTCGTACACATCGGCGTACGTCGTTTTGTCCAGTTCGAAGGCCGCCTTTTCCATGAGTGACATCGTCTCGTACGGCGAGACGGGGTCGGGCATCCTGATCCGAACGACGTCATCGACGTCGAGGTATCGGGTCTGCCCGTCCGAACGCTCGAATCTCCAACGCTCGACCCCGCCCTGGCCGTCAGGGACCGGGTACATCTGGCCGAACACCGGGAAGACCTCATGCAGTCCGATCGGCACGCGCAGGCCGTCACGCTGAACGACGAAGTCGGCAGGGCCCGACAAGTCGCGCATGATCGACACCCAACGCCAGACGTCGATCGAGGCCCGTGTCGGGTTCGGCCTGCGAATGAGCAGTTGCCAGGGATGCGTCGGTTCGACCTCGATGACGGTGCCGTCGGCCAGGTATCGCACGACCTGGGCGTCGGCCATGACACGGCCGATCGCCTTCGCCCGCAGGTTGACGAGTTCCGCGAAGACGCCCCGGTTGTTGTCGCGAATCTGTTTCTCGGTCGGCCTGCCCTGGTCGGCGACACCGTATGCCGCACGACTCCGCACCGTGATCGAGTCGAACAGGTCGTCGGGTACTCTACGTCCGACGGCGTCGTTGCCCAGGCTGTAGAGGGCGAACAGGGATTTCAGGATGCCCATAGCAGTTACACGATTGCGAACAGAACGGGAGCCTCGACGAACGAGTACACAACGGCGTCGGCCCTGTCAGGCGACCGACCGAGTCGTTCCTTGATCGCGTCCTTCGGTTCGATTTGAATGCCTCTCGGTGTGACCTTGAACTTCGGGGCCGCGAGTTCCGCGGCCAGGTGTGCGTCGTCTGGAAGGTACAGGTCGAACCCGGAACTCGGGTCAAGTAACTCGCGGAGTCGCCAGTACGCCTCGGCCCTCTTGTTCGCGAACCGCAGTCGACCCGTCTTGTCGGTCTTCTTTGTCGCCGCGGCCGAGTTGAAGGCGACGACGTTGATGCCGTTCGCCTTGAGCGAGTCGACGACCGATGACCCGATGCCGATGACGTCGACGATGACCGGGACGCCTGGCGCACAGTACCGCAGAACCAGGGACGCGACTGACGGCCCGTCGGGTGTCGATGTCCCCTCGTATGCGAGCAGTTCCGAGTCGTCGACGGCGTACCCGCGGCGAATACAGATCACCGTCTCGTCGGGGCCGCCCCTGGCCGGGTCGACGCCGATTGATGTGATCGGGTGCCGGTCGTCGCCGGTCGGCGGCCTTCGATCCATAGCGGCATGTATCCAGGCCGACGGGATGACGGTCAGAGGATCGTCGATCGTCGCCGCCGTGAACGACCCGTCGAGGAAGATCCGCCGCAGGTCTTCGGGCAGGGCGAGCAACTGACGCTCGTAATCGGTGCCGACCAGATACGGGTTGTCATCGAGGAAGGCCGGGATGAACGTCCGCGACTTCGGCCGGATCGTGCGGCCCTCGATGTCGACCGGGTCGCCCGTCTTGAACCAGACCAGGCGGTCGCCGTCGTATGTGTAGAACCGCAGTTCGCCGGGGGCGGCCGGGTCGGGGAACTTCGGGTCGAGCCACGGGGCCCATTCCTCGATAATCCATCGCTCGGCCTCTGACGTCGGCGGGTTCGTGCCTGCGATCACGCGTGTCCTCTGGCCGGGGTGCGTCGTGCGGCACCAGAGGATCGACATACGGTATTGCTTCCGGGTGAACTCCGAGAGTTCGTCGAACCCGATGAAGTCGTGCGGTCGGCCCTTGTACCGTCGCCAGTTCTCGGGGCCAGGCATCGAACCGATTTCGACGAACCTGCCGTCGGGCATCGTCCATCGGCCCGTATTGTGATTGATCGACACCGACCAGTCGGCGAGCAGGTCGTCGAGCGTGTCCGCGATTTCGGTCGCCTGCGTCGCCTCGCGCCGGAAGATGATCGACTGCCGATGCGCGTTGATGCCGCGTTCGATCTGCAGGTACGTCTTCCCGCCCCCTGCGGCCCCGCCGTAGAGGACTTCATCGGCCTCGGACTCTGCCGCGGCCGTCTGCGGACCTGGCAAGAGTTCGATGTCAGGCCGTAGCCCGAGCCCGCCCGTCCCCGGTCCAGTCACCGAAGGAAGACGAAGCATTCGGTCGATCTGCCGAGTCCTGCGTTCGACGGATTTCTGTAATCCGAGCATCAATCAGTTGCAGGGCAATTTTCGCGTCGAGTACCACACCGAGGGCCGTCGCCGCGGCCATGACGGTTTCGGGAGTCGGAGTCATTTCCACACTCGCCCGGCGCAGGAACTCAAGCATTGACCGAACGGTCTGCGTCGCGTCCTGGGCCCAGTTGTCGACGCCTTTTGCCTCGGCGACCCTATAGGCGACAGTTTCCGCCAGGTCGTCGGACTCGGCGAGACGCTTCCTGTATCGCTGAATCGTGCGGACACCGAGCCCGAAATACTCGGCCGCTTCCTCGTCGGTGTGCAGTTCCGCATAGACGAGGACGCGGGCGATCTGGTCCGGGTCGGTCTTCCGTTGCGCCATGTCAGCCCGTGATCTTGTCGATCAGGCCCTTCGCGTAATGCAGGATCGTCCGCTCGGCGACCTTCATCGCGAACCGGATGATCGCGCCCTCGATCTTTTCGCCGATGATCGGGATGTCGATGACCTCGTTGACCCAGTTCGCGATATTGTCGCGGAGTTCGCTCCGCTCGTCATCCGTTAGGACGCCTTCCTCGTCGAGCAGACGCACCAGGTCTTCGCGCAGGGTCAGCTTCGTCGGGACGGTCGGGGCCGTCGTCGGAATCGGTTCCGGTGCGGCCGGTGTCACTTTCTCGGGTTCCATGATCTGCGGTTGTTTCATGAAGGTCGGGAGCGAGGCGACGCCGCCCCTGCGGGACTCCACACATCCACCGACGACGCCGCCTCGTTCCCTGGCAGGTGGCATAATACGGCCCAGGGGCCCGAGCCTTCAATTCGAGTCCATTGTGAAGACGACGTTAAGATCACAATACCCGGCCGATACATGGAACCGGCGGGTAATGACCCCGTCTAACATCCCCAGGTCAAGAACCATCCTAACGGACTCCACACCATGAACGGACACATTGATTCCTTCCTGACCGGCATCAAGACCCGCGAGGCGGGGCGCGACGCCGTGACCCTGGCATTCCCCGCCGCGACCGGACGGGCGTCCGAGGCGATCACGACCGAGGTCGACGCCCGGCCCTTCATCGCGGTCCAGGGACTCAAGAAAGTCCAGGTCGCCGACTTTCTGTTCCACCTGACCGAGAACCGCATTGACACGACGATCGACACGATCTTTCCGCCCGAGCGTACCCGTCACGGGTCTACCGGGTGGTACGTCTCGTTCCGCGCAGGCTCGACGCCGCTGACCGAAGTCCTCGCCGCCTTGAAGGCGATCGGCGTCCGCGACCCGTACGTCGACCTGTACGGCCGCGACCGGGTGTGCTTCGTCCTCTGATTCACCTGCCGCCCAGGCGTCACACGGCGCGATCGGGGTTCGATCCCCCGGCCTGGGCCTTCCTGTTCCACCTGACCGACTCCACCGATGACACATCACCGAATCACGACCCGGTTTATCGCGACGGACACGACCGTCGGCTCGCGCCGGATCGCCTGCCCGTTCTGCAACTGGCGGTCGAGCGTGCCCCGCCGCAATGCCCTCGCCGCGGCCTCGATCCTGCGCGGTCAACTGGGCCGCCACATCGACGAGGCGATTCGCCGCGAGGGTGGCGACCCCGAGGCGAGCCCGATCCGGTTCCGCCTGGTCGACGTCTGGTCGCGCCTCGACTCCTGGGGCGGCCGGGCATACCTCTACACCGAACGGCAGGAACTCGTCGCCGGGAAGTTCCTGACGGGCGAAGACCTGTACGACGACGAGGCCGCCCGCGAGCGACAGGCCGCCAGGCTCCGAGGCGAGCCCGTGTCGGCCGACGTCCGCTACCTGGGCGACCTGTAACCCTCGCCCGCCCAGGCGTCACACGGCGCGATCGGGGTTCGATCCCCCGGCCTGGGCCTTCCGTCAACCCGCGTTTTCCAGCTGGCAAACGCACATCCTGAACGATCCATGAGCAAGAGACGACGCCGCGACCGGAAGGTCGATGTCACCCTGTTCGACGCCGAGTTCGAGGCGATACGGTCGGCCGCCGACGCCCGAGGACTGTCGGTCGCGGCATACATCCGATCGGCCGCCCTGCAGGGGTCACTCGACGACGAAATGACTCGCCTGTTCGGCGACGACAACGTACACCCGGTCACCTGACCGACAACCTCGCCCCGAGAGGGGATTGCCATGACTCCACACTCGAACCGGAAACCGCACAACGGGAACGCCGGGTACGTCTGCGAACGCAAGTGTCGCGTCGGCGGTCACATCGTCATTTACGACCGGGACCGCACCGACATCGACGCCGATCATCGTTGGATCGTGATGCACGAACCGTCATCGGTTCACGTTGCGATCAAGTCGCAGAGGGCGGCCCGCGACCTGATGAAGTCCCTCGCCGACGGCGACCCCGACGCCTGGGACTGGACGGGCACCGACACGACGCTCGACACGATGCCGACCGAGGTCGAAGTCGCGCCGTCGAGCAACGGGTCGGCCTCGATCATCGAGGTCAGGGAAACGACGTCGGCGTTCGCGACCGAGCGACCCGACATCCATACGGCCGAGCGTGCCGAGTACGAGGCCCGGACGATGTTCGCGCCTGGCGGGAACCGGCCCGTACTCTCGAACGACCTGATCGGCGGTTACTCCTGCCTTCGCCGGGTCGGACGGGCGACCCGCCAGATCCTCGTAACGGCGCACCTGGTCGAGTTCGAGGTTTACCCCGACGACTCGTTCACGGTCCTCGTCACGATGACGACCCTCGGGGCCGGGGCCGAGGTCGGGTCGAACCGCGAACTGGTCGACCTGCGCCTGGTTCACAATTCGGGCAAGTCGGCCAGGTCTTGACCCTCTGCCGCCTGACCGTTATCGTGTTCACCCGACTCCACGGTACTTGACATGACTCCACACCTGAACGCCGCGGCAGAGGCCGCGGCCCTCGCGTCGTCCCTGTTCCTGTTCGCCGCCCTCGACCGGGCCCTCGATCCGAAACCCGAGCCCGGCATCTGTTCGAACTGCGGCGACCCGATCGAGAACCCCGACGACGCCCGAACCTGGTCTGGCTCGATCGTCTGCGACCCCTGTCACGACGACCTCTCGTCGTGCGAGCGTTGCGGCCTGCCGGGCGCGACCGAAGACTGGCCGACCTGCGGGTCGTGCGCCCCGTTCACCACATCCGAACGGAACGGCGTGTCGAACCGCGACCTGGGCGGCAGTTGACGAACGTACGGCCTGGCGTCTTCGGACGTCGGGCCGTACCCTTTTCATCCCTGTAACTCTCCACACATCGACATGACTCCGAAGAAACTCGGCGACGTCATTCAGGACGTCACGCCGACCCTCACACCCTCGCCTCAACTGACGCTCGACTTCGACGTCGCCGAGGTCGTCCCTGACTTCCTGGCCGACGGATTCGTCGTGCCGTATCACATGTTCAGGGCCGATCATGGCGGGGAAGCCAGGTGGTACTATTGCCCCGAGGATGACCGGAATTACGCCTCGGTGACGACGATCATCGGAGCGACGTCCCCGACGCCTTACGGCCTCATGAACTGGATCAAGATGAAGGGCCAGTTCGCCGACATCGAACGCGACGAGGCCGCGGCGTACGGGACGTTCCTGCACATCCAGATCGGGCAGTTGCTCCGAACCCGGCAGTACGATTTCCGCGACCTGCCGGAAATCGCCCGCGTCGAGTCGGCCGTCGCCGGGCTCCCGATGAAGGCGGCCGAATGGCATCGGAAGGCGACGAACGACATCCTCGCCTTCGAGGCGTTCCGTCGTCGGCACCAGGTCGAACCCCTGGCGATCGAGGTCATCGTGAAACACTCGTCAGGATACGCCGGGGCGGTCGACCTCGTCTGCCGCATGACGATCGAGGTCAAGGGGTTCTTCGGCGAGACGTACAAGACGGGCCCCAGGAAGGGCGAGCCGAAAGAATCGAAGCAGGACATGAGAGTTCCGGCGATCGTCGACTTCAAGTCGGGCCGGAAGGGGTTCTTCGAGTCCCATGAACTGCAGTTGCACATGTACCGTCAGGCGTACGACGAATGCCTCGACACGGCCGACCCGAACTCGCCCTGGCCGACGTCGCCTCTCCTGTTCAACTGGTCGCCGAAGGACTGGCGGTCGGCCCCTGACTTCAACCTCAAGGACCAGACCGAGTCGCGTCACGCGCCGAAGATCCCGCACATGATCGGGCAGTTCTTCGTCGACGCGCCCGAGCCCAGTCCCGAGGTCGTCGCCCGCGGGCTCATGACCGAGGATGTCGACCTCGCCGACGTCTATCGGTTCGAGTCGATCCGCGACCGCCTGGCCCAGAAGTAAACCCGCCCCCGAGGGGCACATCCCGAAAGACACATGGCAGACCGAAATGAACTGAAACTCGTCACACCGGCCGTCCCGGTACGTTGGGCGAGTCTCCACACGCCCGACTATAGGTTCGCGAAGGCGAACGACCCGAGAGGGACGTTCTCGATCGAATGTCTTCTCGACCCGAAACGCGACGCCGACCGGGCGTTCCTCGACGAACTTCAAGAGTTCTGGCAGGCCGAGTACGAGTACACCTGTCGCTCGAAGCGTTCGAAGGACATCGAACGTCACGACACGCCCTGGAAGGAAGACAAGGGAGACGACGGCGTGCCGACCGGCCTCGTCTCGATCCGGCCGAAGAACAAGGAGTATTTCGACGGTGCCCGCGGCCGGGTGAACGTCGTCATCCCGCAGTTCGATTCGCAGGGCACGCGGATCAAGGTCGAGGTCGGGAACGGGTCCGTCTGCAAGGTCGCCTTGCTCGCGTTCCCGTTCATGCACGGGGGCAAGTTCGGCGTCAGCCTGCGCCTTCGCTCGGTGCAGGTTATCGACCTCGTTCCCTGGACCCCGTACGGGTTCGAGCCGATCGAGGGCGGATACACCGGGCAGGCATACACCCCGCCCGAGAACGAGAGGCAGAGCAAGCCCGACGACGAACCCGACGACAGGCCGGTCCCGCCTGCGCCGGTCGGCGAGCGTTTCAGCGACGAGTCGGCGTTCCCGCCGGATGACTTCGCGTACTGATGCCTCGCCCGCTCGACTTCGAAACCGACCTGGGCGCGGACGGGCGCTTTGCCGACCGCCGACGCGCCCTCTGGCTCGCCGATCAACTGCGCTTGTTCGCGCCGGGGACCGTGCGAATCAGAGTGTCCCGCCCTCGTCGGTCGAGTCGAGCGAATTCGTATTACTGGGCCGGAGTGATCGAGCCGATCCGCCGCGCCCTGGCCGACGCGGGACGGCCCGTCTCGGCCGAGGTCTTGCACGAATACTTCAAGGGTCTGTATCTACCGGCCCGCACCCTTGACGTCCTGGGCCAGTCGGTGACGCTTCCGCCGTCGACTGCCGGGCTCGACTCCACGGCGTTTTCAGAGTACATCGAGGCGATCAAGACCGACGAGTCGGTCGTGTCCCTCGGCGTCTGGTTCGAGCCTGTCCCTGACGTCCTTCGATCCTTCGGCATCGACGACCGACATGGCAGGTAAACCCGCGTTTCAATTCTATCCCGGCGACTGGCTGAAAGACTCGTCGCTCGGCATGTGCGAACCCGCGACCCGCGGCATCTGGATCGACTTGCTCTGCGCGATGCACGAATCCCCGTCGGGGTATCGCATCGAGGGCACGGCCGCCGCCCTGGCCCGAGTCTGCCGGTGTTCACCGGACGAAATGGCCCAGGCGATCGACGAACTCGACCGGAACGGCGTCGCCGACGTCGAGGTCGAGGGCGAGCGTTACCGTCTGGCATCCCGCCGCCTTGCCCGTAAAAGCCAGGAGAGGGCCGCAACGGCAGAGAGGGTCAGGCGTCATCGCGACCGTTCGGATGTAACGGACGATGTAACGCCGGATGTAACGGATCAGAAACGCCTCTGTACTGAAGATGAAGATGAAGATGAAGACGGAAGTAAAGAGGGGAGCCCGAGGGGAGAAACGAGGGCCGAACGATCCGCCGCCGCGAACGCCGTATATGCCGAGTATCCGAGGAAGGTCGGCAAGCGGAAGGCCCTCGACGAAATCGGGTTCGCCCTCGACCGCATCGTCGCCGGGAAGGCCGGGCCGCCCGACGGATCATGTAAGGGCAACCGGGCCGCCGCCTTCACCTTCCTCGTCACCGTGACCCGCGCATTCGCAAAGTCGCCAGCTGGAAACCGGGGCAAATTCACGGCGCACCCGGCGACCTGGTATCACCAGGACCGGTTCGACGACGACCCCGATGAATGGCAGGACGTCGACCCCGACACGAAGGTCGACCCGATGTCCTACGCCGACATGTTGAGGCACGCCGAAAAGAACGGCCGTCGCCCCGGCACCGATTACACACCTGTTCCGCAACCTGGAAACACGAAACCGTTATGGCTCCCGAAAGACTGACACCCGCCCGCGACCAGATCGCCTCGATCCTGGTCGATCACCGAATCAAGTACGCCGTCGGCGTGAACGACGTCGTTCACATCGGCCCCGGATTCACCGACGAGACATACGTCGTCGATTACCCCTGGGGGCGCATGACCGTCAACGCCGATCGGGTCAGCGACGTCGAGCGAATCGAGGTCGCCCCGATGACCGAGTTCCGCCAGGTCGTCCGGTTCTACTTCGAGCAGGACGATCCGTCGACGGGGCCCCTCTGGACCGACCGCATCGACGTCGTCATCCGGGGCCACCAGATAGACGACGCCCAGGTGTACGACCTCGGCATGTACCTCGCCGAACAGGTTTACGGGTCGGCGGCCTGGTGGGGCCGGGTCGTGATTCCGCATACCCTCGCCGACGAAATGGTCGAACTCGCCCAGTCGTCATTCGACAGGCTCGCCGGGGACTGACATGATCGACTTCATCTGCGGCGTGCCTTTCTTCGTGTCTGCCCTCTGGTGGACTTTCCTGCCCTGGTGGAAATGGCCGACCGATATACCGGTGCCCTGACATGCGAATCGAACTGAACCTCTCGGCGTCCGACGTCGCCTGGATCATCGACCGACTCGATCCCTTCGACCCGAACGAACCCTCGGACTGGGCTTACCGTCGGCGCGACCGCCAGGTGAAGTTCGCCGAGTCGATCGTCGAGTACCTGGACACCCTGTATCAACCGGACCTCGACGAAGTCCTGCAGGTCATCCTCGCGGCCGTCGCCGTCGTCGCGGGCCGGTTGAAGGTCATCGACGAGGCCGTATCGGGCCCGACATTCGCCCAGGATGCACGGGCGTTTCTGGAATGGTATCATAAGGGCCAGGACGCCCGGCGCGATCCTGGGCCGTCTCACGACCCCACACGACCGAAATGAGACGTTTCACAACGACACCCCACACCGACGACCTCTATTCGATCAACGACGGCCGCCTGATCCCGGCCCGAGAACTCGACGACGTCGTCCTGATACCCGAGTCCGATCACCTGGACCGGATCGGCCGCGAGTGCGATAGAGGATTCAACCAGGGCATTCGGGTCGCCGCCTCGATGATCCGGGCACATGCGGGCAAGAAGCGGGGCCAGGCGATCCGCGACGACCTCGTCGACCTGGCCGCGGACGTTGACTCTCTGGCCCGGACGGGCGTCGAGGTTCCGTCGACGATCCGACTCGAAACCTTCGTCGCCTGGACCGTCCTCAACCTGGACGCGCATCCCTCGTACGTCAGGGCCGAACTCGCCCGTATCATCGGCGAGGCGATCATCGAGGCGAACGCCTTCACGCATGTCACCGAGCGCCATGACGAGTTTCACATCCGACACTCGGCGAAGGTCCGCGTCGGCGTGACGGACGTTCCGACCGTACGAGTCCCAGAATCGCCCCAGGACGAACGCCAGATTTCCGAATCATAACCTGCCGGGCAAGAGGCCCGCGTTCGTCTCGGGCCGCCCTGCGAATCCACACGACCAAAATGAGCGAGTCCACACCGAACACCCGGCGACGATTTATTGCGTTCTCGGGCGGCGTCGAGTCTACGACAATGGCTATGCTATACGGTTCGGTTGCCGTTCCGATCTTCGCGGATACGGGGTGGGAACACGCCGCTATGTACGAGCGAATCGACTTCGTCGAGGAACGTCTGCGCGAATTGCACGGACCCGAGTTCAGGGTCATCCGGGTCGACAGGGACGGTGAACGGTTGCAGGATTACATCAAGGCGAACAAGTTCGTCCCGTCGTTCCGAGCCCGGTTCTGTACGAGGATGTTCAAGATCGAGCCTATCGACCGGTTCTTGCGACAGTACGCCGACGACGGATGCGAACTCATGATCGGACTCAACTCCGACGAGGGTGACAGGGTCGGAAATCACGGGCTCTTGCCATTCGTCGAATACTCGTACCCTCTCCTGAACGCAGGCATCAACCGAAACGAATGCCTTCGTCTTCTGGATCGGTGGGGCCTGCGCCCCTCGTTCCCGCCGTACATGCAGAGGGGCGGTTGCATCGGATGTTTCTTCAAGTCGAAACGGGAATACGCCGCTATGGCTCACCTGGCACCCGGCGAGGCGTATTCGGTCGCCGACCTTGAGGATGCCGTTCAGGACATCCGCGAGGAACGGTACGCAATCCGAGACGGCATCCCCCACATGCGGGCCTTTCTTGACGAGTCCCGCCAGACACTTTTCGATAGTGTCGAAATGTACTCGGCCAACACGGTTCACACTTCATGCGGCGTCTTCTGTCACCGATAAAGAGAGCAAAATGAGCGAATCCACCGTACGCGACCGACTCCTGGTCGCCCTCTGGTATCTGAACACGAAACCGCATTGTTTCGGCGACATCATCTGGCCGAGGTATGCCCGGATCGCCGAACACGCGGGCGTCAGCGTCGCCGTCGCCCGTCGCGAGTTCCAGGCCATGAGGACCGAGGGCCTGTTCGTCTTCATGCCCGCCGTCGATTGCGAGTGTCGCCCTTGCGGGTCCGGGTACTTCCCGACCTTGAAGGGCGAGAAACTGATCGAGGAACTGACCCGAGACGCTGAACCTTCCGACGAGGCGTTCACATGAGACGATTCGAACGATCCCCGATCGCCCAGGTCGCGAACCGGACCCCGAGGTTCGCCCAGTACGTCGAGGCCGAAATGAAGACGCTCGACATGACCGTCGCCCAGGTATCGCACGCCTCGGGCCTGCCGGTCGACCTGATCCGTGACATCCTCTCGGGCCGCGAACCCCTGACCGGCCTGCGGGCCTTCGGGCTCGCGACGGCGTTCGGGGTATCCGAGGCCCTGTTACTCGAACTCGACCAGAAGACACGATGACCGCCGAAGACATTCTCCGGGCTCGGGACGCCGTTGATCGGATGACGAATACCGTCCAGATCACCCGCGACGCGTTCACCCGCGCCTCGAACAACCTCGTCACCTGGCAGGCGAACATCGTCAGCCTTCGGGGCATGTGGCTCCGACGCCTGCCGTACTCCGCGTTCCGGTTGCGTCGCCATGTCCGCGACATACTCCGGGCGTTCAACCTGGGAACCGATGACTGACCTCAACCCCTGGATCTTCTGGCTCGCGGCCTGGCTCGCCGTCGGCGTGTTCGTCGACCTCGCGTACCTGGTCGCGTCGAAGGTATCGAAGATCCCCCGCGGGTCTGCCTGGCTCGCCGTCCCGACGATCGTACTCTGGCCGATCGGCCTGTTCGTCGGTGTCGTGTTCATCCTGGCGACCTGCCTCAAGATGTCGAAACGACTCGAAGATGCCTCGAAACCGACCCGTCGGACGATCCGAAACACCTGAACGGCAACGCCGGAGCCTGACCGAGTCTGACGCGCCCCGGTTCGTCCGCGGGTTCGTCGAGGTCGTGCGCCGAGGCGTCACCGAACGCTCGAACTTCTCAACCCTCGACGGCCTGAAACGGATCGTCGAACAAATCGAATCGGAACTGACATGAAAACACCCGTCTCTGTCGCGACGAACGTCGCGTACGCGATCCCCGGCGCGATCATCGTCGCCCAGGGGTCATTCGTGTCGATCGTCGTCGGGCTCGCCTTCATCGGGCTCGCGATCGGATCGGCCGCCTTTCACGCCTGGTATTCGATCGCCGCCCAACTGGCAGACGAACGCGGCATGTACGTCTCGTTCGGGGCCCTGGCCGGGCTCGCCTGGATGCCGGTCGTACCGGATGCCCTCGCGACGACCGTGTTCGTCCTGGGCGTCCTGGTCGGCATCGTCCTCGCGTACTTCGCCCCGAGGCCAGGCGTCGACTCGTCGAAGGTCATGCCCGCCCTCGCGATCACCGGCATCCTCGGCATCGGCCTCTCGACCGACTGGATGACCGCGGCCCTGTTCCTGGTCGGGTTCCTCTCGATCGCCGCCTGGCGCGAGTTGCCTGAATCGAACTTCTGGAAGTCGCGCCCGGCGTTCAAAGACGCGTACGACCTGGTTCACGGTATCTGGCACCTGGGAACCGCCCTCATGATGTGGCTCATGTGGCAAGTCGCGTCAGGGGTCGCCATGTCATGAGCGACACGAAACCCCTGATCTGGTTCCAGGTCGACCGGAACTCGACGTACAGGATCACTCCGGTCGCGTTGAAGAAAGTCACCCAAACCCGCGTGTACTTCGACCGGTCGAAACCGAGCCGAGGATACGTCCCGACCTGGGCCGAGAAACGCGGCCCCTGGGGCGCATACTTCCCGACCTGGGCCGAGGCGAGGGCGTTCACAATCGAACGGGCCCAGGAACGCGTTCGACGTCACGCCGACGGTCTGTCACGGGCCAAGTTCGAACTCGACGAGGCCCTGGCAATCCCCGAAACAGAACCCGACTCCACCGATGCAACCTGATCTATTCTCGGGCCCAGTCCCCGAGACTCCGAAACCGTCCCCGATGCCCGAGCCGCACCCGCGGCACCTTCACCGAACCGGCGACCCCTCGACATCAGGCCAGGCGGCCGACGAGGTCGTCAAGACCGTCGGAAAGAGGATGCGCGAGGCCCTGCGCCTCGTCGTCAAGAACCCGAAGGCGACGGCCGGTGAACTCGACAACCTGAACAGGACGCCGACCGGCACCGTGCGAAAGCGTCTGAACGACCTCGCCCAGATCGGATTCGTCGAGGCCGGTCGATCCCGAACGTGCCGGGTATCTGGCCGCCAGGCGCAGACCTGGACCGTCACCCCGCGGGGCCTTATCTGGCATCGCACGAACCAACCGGACCCGATCGGCGACGCCGTCGCCCGGACATCATGAGCGACCTCAAGGCGTACGTCGTCCGATCGTCCAGGCTCGACGGGTGCGGCGTGTACTTCGCGAAGAACGACGCACAGGCCCAATATCGGGCGACCCTACAGGCGAAGGACATCGGCATCGACATCGGATTCCCCGATGTGCGGGCCCGCCGATTCCCTGCGGCCGATCACCTGGCAGGGGTCGAGCGTGACGGCCTGTCACTCGACGCCTTCCTCAAGTATCACCCGGACATCGAGTGTCCGACGCTCCCGCCCGTACCATCCTCTCGCGCCGTCGCTTCCTGACGGCGATATTCGTTCACCTGGTAAAGCCCCCCCGATATGACTCCGCAAGATGCCGACGAATTGATCGAGTCCGCGACGCCCTGGCTCGGCAAGCGTGACCGCGAGTGTCTGATCCCTCTCCTGCAACGGGTGTACGTCCTCGGGCAACACGACCCGAAGTTCGCCGACTCGCCGAGGAAGGCCCGCATCCGGCCGGGCGAAGTCCTCGCCCTGGTCGCCGACGAGTTCGCCTGTTCGATCGACGAGGTCGAGGCCGGGTCGTCGAGGAAACGACGGTACGTCGACGCCCGACACACGGCGGCCTGGCTTCTGATGATCTTTTCGGGTCACACCCTGGAAGGCGTCGCCGACTTGCTCGGATACGCCGATCACTCGTCGGTCATCCACGCCTGCCAGGCCGTCCGGGCCCGGATCGACACGGGTGATCCGGCAGGACGAATCGCCGCCGACCTGGCCCGCACACTCCGACACGTTCAAGAGACTCGCGCCGAGAGGGCCGCCTGACATGCCGAAGAAAACACCCGTCACCGAGTTCGTCGACACGATCCTCGATTACCTGCGCCCGATCATCCTCGAATCAGAGGAAGCCCGACTTTGGCATACGGATCGCGAGCGTCGGATGTACTTCGACGGGTTCGATCAATGCGCCCAGGCGACGAGGGACGCGATCATCCGGGCGGCCGAGGACACGCTATTTCGCGACCTGGTCGAAGACGGGACGATCAAGCGACACCGAACCCCGCCGAACCCGTGACGGCCAGGGCCCGAGGGGCGGGTTACCCCTCGGGCTCGCCGTTTTCGGGGACTCCCGCCAGGCCCCGCAACCTGTCGATCTTCTGGTCCGCCCGTTCGAGCAGGACGCGATAGTTCTCGATCCGGGCCTCGTATGAGACTTTGTCGGCCGCGTGTTCAGCCTTGAGGTCGCGGACGCGTGCCGCGACGACCCGGTTGTACGCGACGAACAGGACGACGACGGCGACCGCCATAGCGGCCAGGGCCCAGGGCCCGACGCCGTGTTCGACGATGTCCTCGGCCGACTGCAGTATCAGGAAGGCGTCGGTCAAAACTCGCAGTCCCGCCCGCGGGAGAGGGCGACCTGACACCGGATGACGGCCTCGCGCATGTCCCGAATCTCGTCTCGGATCTGGACCGTGTGCAGTTCGAGGTCGCGTTCCGACACGGCCGATTCAAGCGTCTTTTCGGCCCTCTCAATACGGGTTCCGTGACTGGTCAGCGTCTTCCCGATCGCCAGGCGATCGCGTACGACGAAACCGATCCCCGCGGCGAGGACAACGATCAGTACGCCCTCGATGATCTTCGGTGCGGAGTCTTTAGCCCAGGCGGCGAGAACCTTCCAGATAATCGACATGTGACCTCACGACAGTTCGGGTTCGAGTTCCTCGGTCGTGCGGTTGTCGACACCGTTGCGGGCCGGTGCGGCGTCGGACGTCTCGCCTTCGTCCTCGTCTTCACCGGGAGCCTTGTGAATGACGGGCCAGAGCCCGTCGAGTACCATCGGCTCAACGTACCCGAGGGACTGTAACGCCTTCCAGTTGATGCCCTGAACCCGGACCTCGACGATCCGGTCCTTGATCGGTTCGAGGGCCTTCGCGAACGCATCCTGGCGGCCCGGCGCGAACTGGGCCTCGCCGGTCTGCGGGTGCGGGATCAGGTTGCCCTCGGCATCCGTCAACGCGAACTGTTTCAGGAGCGTCACGCGTTCCTCGGTGTAGTCTGCAACGTCGTCTTTTATCCAACGACGGATTTTCCTGATCGAAGACGACATTTCGACCGGGAGTTTCTGCATCCAGAGGGTGTCGCAGGCTCGCGAGAGGTTGTTGAGGTCTTCCTGGCTGATGTGGATGAACATGATCGGGTGATGCGGTTGTTTAGGGAACAGCGACGCCGAGAACCTTCGCGATCGACGCCTTTGAGACGCCGCCGACCTTCCCGACGCTCGCCCAAGATACCCCGGCGACTTTCCCTATAGAACCTTCTGCCAGGGTATAAACCTCGGTGTATTTGTTCGACGTCCCCGATGTCGTCGTATTGTACGTCGGGTTCGACAGGAGAATAAGCGTCGTTCCGTCGACCAGGGGCGAGCAATACGCCCGCGCCGACAGACCGCCGTCGTTCAAGTTCGTGTCGACCTCTCCCGCCCAGGAGTCGCCGCCCGGATCGTAAATGTCGAAATGGTAATCGTTGTTCGACGCCCCGGACTCGCGCCAGGTCTGGATAAAGTCACCGGCACCGTCTGGCAGGGGTGCCGAAGCGACCCCGGCAGAGGTCGTTGAACCTTGCGTCTCGGACGTCTTCGTCGGCGTCGTCCCGATACTGATTCGGTTGAACCCGACGGTCGTCGTCGCCTTGCCGCCAACGAGTCCGTTCGAACCGCCCTCGGGCTCCGAGTGTGCGCCGTAGAGGTTGAAGAACGTCGTACCCGAAGTCAGGTCTGTCGCCGATCCCAGGGTGAACGTCGACGACAGGTGTTTCCCGTACAGGGTCGTCCCGGCCGACTCCCAGAGCAGGACGCAGGCCGTCCCGTCCGATGCGACGGCCCAGGGTTCATCGTTCTGTTCGCCGCCGTCGTCGAGGGCCTGTTCGATCGTCCAGGTTCCGGCCGAGTCGTCCAGGTACGAGTATTCGGCCCGGTTGTACCCGACGCCCATGATTTTTTCGGCCCCGCCATGTGCGATGACGAGGTCAGAGTTATCGAGCAGGGCGAACCCGAGACTCGCCTGCGTCGTCTGGGCCCAGGACCGATCGCTTACCAGTTTCTCGGTGTTCGTGCCGTCGACTTGAAGCCAGGCGTCGGTCGACATGTCGAACGCGAAGTACGCGACGCAAATGTCGCCCGAACCATCCCTTGTCGCGACAAAATGGATTACGTCGCCCTCTCTCTGCCAGTCGACAACCTTCGGGTTCATCGATCCGCCCTGAATCGTCAGGACGGGACGATTCGACGAATCCTGTTCGGTGTACGTCCCCTGCGGGCTCGACGCCTTGTACGCCGTGCATTGATTGATCTCGCCAGCACCCGTAGAAGGGCCGAAGACGTAGTAATTTCCGGCCGCCGACTTGAACAACGGTGCGCGATACGACCCCCAAGAACCCTGATTTGACGCGACGAGTGTCCAGGCCATGACTCAACCCCCGTTGACCGTCCAGTTGCCGTAGAGGTTCACGATCTGATGCCCAGGCAGGAGCGACATGTACTCGGCGATCGTGTGCCAGTTGTACGTCGGGTCTTGCCAGTTGTCAGGAAGGACCGGGATGACCATGTGAACACATCGAGAGGGCGGGTCGACCTGGTTCCGGGTCAGGAGTTCGCAGGTCGTCCCGACCGTGTTCGGCGTACCTGGCGGCCCGATGTCCGTGTCGGGCAGGTCTTCGAGTAACTGTTCGGTGATTGCCAAGTCGAACACATCGTCACCGGTCCCGCCCTGGGCCGGGCTCTTGCGAAGGGCCGACCCTGCCTGGCCGCCGACGCCTGCCTTCGCGTCTATGTCGACCAGGATGACCGACGGTGACCGATCGGCGTGTTCGAGGGCCGGGGTCGCTTTCTCGATGCCCCAGACGTTCGGGAAGCCTGCCGCGTGTGCCGCTTCGACCAGGAAACCGGGGCCCGCACCGAGGACGATGACCCGGTCGGCCGGGTCGATCGGGAACAGTTCGGTCAGACGTTGCCACCGACGAACGAAATGGTACGGGACGTCGCCGGGTGGCGGGTTCCACCCGTGAACAGGGTGTCGACGTACCTGGTGCCAGGCCGCCCGACTGTACCCCTGCAACCGTCCGCCGTTCGCCTTGTCGTTGACGTCCAGGTAATCGGGGCCCCAGGCATTCGGATCGTTCCAGTCTCTCGGCATATCAGGCGTTTTCGACCCAGAGTTCGGAAGGCTTGAAGCGGAGCGTATTCCCGTCCGACTGCCAGTTGCCGACCTTGCGGACGATCGCCGCAGAGGTCGACGGCCTGGTACTCGTCACATCACCGGACGTCTCCGAGACGTATGCCGCGGCCCCGGACGTACCCGTTCCGAGGGCGGTCGCCCGGACGTATCCCGCCTTCAGGAACAGGCCCGATTGAGTCGCGGTCAGCGACGCGAGACAGATCGCGAGTTCAACCGGCCCGGCCGTCGACTCGGCCGAGGCGTCGGCGAGAACCCATTGACCGGACGCGTTCAGGTAGCACAGATCGCCGATTGCGAGCGTTGCGCCTGCCGTACCCGACACCGTATGCGTCGACGAGTAATCGCCGGTCGTCGTGAGCGTCGGGTCGAGTTCGATGTGAGAGTCGGCCGCGAGCAGACTGATCTTCTGCCCGTTGATCGTCAGGGTGCCCGAGAGGGTGATCGTCTTTCCGGTCAGCGTCTCGGTCCCGGTCAGGGTCGCGAGGCCGATCGTCGAGGTCGATCCCCAGGCCGGGACGCCGCCCGAGACGTACAGAAGATCGCCGCCCGTTCCGATCGCCCGCTTCGCGAGCGTGTTCGAGGCCGAGGCATAGATCAGGTCGCCCGTCGTGTACGAGGTCAGGCCCGTCCCGCCGACCGTCGTCGCGATCGTCGTCGCCGACCAGGTGCCGGTTCCGATCGTGCCGACCGTCGTGATCGAGGTCGAGCCCGAGCCCGACAGATCGGCGTACGCGACCTGCGCCCAGGCCGGGGCCCCGGACGACACCGACCGCAGGAATTGATTCGTCCCTGTCGCGTTCGCCGCGAGTGCCGACAGGGTATTCGAGGCCGAGGCGTAGATGACGTCGCCGGTCGTGTACGACGCGAGCCCGGTGCCGCCGTTCGTCGGGCCCAGGGTCGAGGTTACCATCGTCCCCAGGTTGACCGCGCCCCAGGACGGGGTCGCCCCGCCGATCAGGACTTGCGTCGTTGATCCGGCCGCGAGGTCGATCCAGTCCCCGGCCGACTTGTAAAGCAGGGCCCCGGTGTCGGGCGTCGTGAGCGTGACGTCAGAGAGTTCGGTCAGCGACGAGGCCCCGCCCGACGCGGCCTGCCAGGACGGCGCGACACCTGGACCGTTCGAGGTCAGCACGAACGTCGACGTCCCTGCCGCCAGGGCCGAGAGGGTATTCGATGCCGAGGCGTACAGGATGTCGCCGGTCGTGTACGAGGTCAGGCCCGTCCCGCCGACCGTCGGCCCGATCGCCGTCGCGTTCCAGGTGCCGGTTCCGATCGTCCCGAGCGTCGTGATCGAGGTCGACCCGGTCCATGACCCCAGGTCAGAGACGTCCGAGGTCGTCAGCGTCGCCCAGGCCGGGGCCGCCGAAACGGCACCTGTTCCGGTCTGGGAGAGGAACTGTTTCACGGCCGTCGTATTGCCCGCCAGGGCCGCGAGCGTGTTCGAGGCCGACGCGTACAGGATGTCGCCCAGAGTGTACGTCGTGAGCCCGGTTCCGCCGACGGTCGGGCCGATCGCCGTCGCGTTCCATGTGCCGGTTCCGATCGTGCCGAGCGTCGTCACCGACGTCGAGCCCGTCCAGGTCGAGTCGAGGATCGCGTTCCCGCCGATCGTGACGGCCGTCGACAGATCCGCCGTCGGCGTATTGCCCGCCGTGAGCGTCAGGAACGTCGTGTACGACGCGCCGTCGACGTCGTACGCCTGGATCAGAAGCGTATTCGTCGCGGCCTGGGCGGTCTGCAGGGCCCCGCCTGCGGCGAGTCTGACGTTCCCCGTCGAAAGGGTGTCGGTCGTCGTGTCGAAGGTCAACGCCGCGTCGCCCTCGATGTGCGTCGAGTCAGTCCAGACCGCGACCTGACCGTCCGAGGGAGTCCCCGAGTTGCTCACATTCCCGCCTGCGCCCGGCGTGACCCAGGCCGGAACGCCGCCCGAGAGGGTCAGGACGTCGCCGTTCGATCCGACGCCCAGGTTGACCCAGGCCGAGGCCGACGAGGCGTACATGAGGTCGCCGGTCGCCTGGCCGGTGATCGTGACGTCGGTCAGGTCATTAAGGGCACCCGATCCGCCTGTCGCCGCCTGCCAGGACGGCGCAACGCCTGGGCCGTTCGAGGTCAGGACGTACGTCGCCGTTCCCGCGGCCAGGGCCGAAAGGGTGTTCGCCGCCGACGCGTACAGGATGTCCCCGGTCGTGTATGTCGTGAGCCCGGTCCCGCCGACCGTCGGCCCGATCGTCGTTGCCGACCAGGTGCCCGTTCCGATCGTCCCGAGCGTCGTGATCGAGGTCGAGCCCGTCCATGAGCCCAGATCCGAGACGTCCGCCGCCGTGATCGTCGCCCAGGCCGGGGCGGCAGAAACGGCCCCTGTTCCCGTCTGCGACAGGAATTGCTTCGTCGTCGTCGTGTTACCGGCGAGGGCCGCGAGCGTGTTCGCCGCGGACGCGTACAGGATGTCCCCGAGCGTGTACGACGTCAGGCCCGTACCGCCGACCGTCGTTGCGATCGTCGTCGCGTTCCAGGTGCCCGTTCCGATCGTGCCGAGCGTCGTGACCGAGGTCGACCCGGTCCAGGTCGAGTCGAGGATCGCGTTCCCGCCGATCGTGACGGCCGACGAGAGGTCCATCGTCGGGGTCGTCCCGGCCGTCAGGGTGACGAACGTCGTGTACGCCGTCCCGTCGGTGTCGTACGCCTGGATCAGAAGGGTATTCGTCGCCGTCGTCGACGTCTGCAACGCCCCGCCCGCGGCGAGCAGGACATTACCCGTCGTGAGGGTGTCGGTCGTCGTGTCGAACGTGAGGGCGGCATCCCCCTCGATCGTCGTCGCCCCGGTCCATACGGCGATCTGGCCGTCGACCGGAGTCCCCGAGTTGCTCACATTCCCGCCGCCGCCCGGAGTCTGCCAGGTGCCGTCGCCCCGCCAGAAGGTCGAGGCCGACGCGTTCGTGCCCGAGTCGAGGTTCGAGACGCCGAGGTTTCCGGTGACCATCGTCGCCAGGTTGACCGCCCCGAAGGCCGGGGCCGTTCCGCCGATCAGGACTTGCGACGTCGAGCCCGGCGCGAGGTTGATCCAGTCCCCGGCCGACTTGTAAACGAGGGCCCCGGTGCCCGGCGTCGTGAGCGTGACGTCGGTCAGGTCGCCGAATGCAGACGCCCCGCCCGCGGACGCCTGCCAGGACGGCGCGACACCTGGACCGTTCGAGGTCAGGACGTACGTCGCCGTCCCCGCGGGCAGGGCCGAGAGGGTCGTCGTCGCCGAGGCGTACAAGATGTCGCCGACGGTGTAGGACGACAGGCCCGTTCCGCCGTCCGCAACGCTGACGTCCTGGCCGCCGACCCGATAGATCAGGTTGCCCTCGATCGTGAGGTTCCCGGCCGAGACACGGGCGAGAGTCGTGTCGGACGCGTGCCCGATGTTGACGGCCGTAAACTGGGGACTGTTCGCAGTCCCGAGCCCGAGTGACGTCCTGGCCGTCGCTCCCGTCTCGGCGACCCAGGTCGTCCCGTTCCCGACGATGAAATTCGAGTCGGTTGTCGCGAGCCCCGCGATCGCCGACAGGGCGGCCGACTGCGCTTGCACGTTCGTCCCGATGACCAGGGCGAGGGCCGTACGACCGGCCGCGGCATCGGCCCAGGAGAGGACGCCACGGCCGAACGCCGTCGTCGTGACCTCGGCCCAGGTGTCGATCGCCGTCGTGTAAAGCATTCGATCGGCCGCCGTCCCGAGGGCCGCGATCGAGGTCAGGGTCGCGTCGGCCGCCTGGTATGATCCGGCCGCCTGGTATGTCCCGAAGTCTGCGACGATCTGCGACTCGGCGATCGAAAGGGCCGCCTGATGCGCCGTGACGGCAGTCGCCCCGACCGTCGTGATGTTCGCCGAGCCCGCCCAGGTCGAGAGGGCCGTGTTCTCGACCAGGCCGAGGCCGACCTGACTCGCCGTGACCGAATGCGGGTTCGCGACGTCCGCGATGTGCGCCGACAGACCGGAGTCGAGGGCGTACCGCCCGTCGAGGTACGTCTTGAGGACCGTACCGGTCGCGCCCTGCGTCTCGGGCGTACCGTCCGGGTCGTTAACGACGACCAGGACGTCGTCGTCCGTCAGGCCAGTCGCCCGAATGAGTCCTGATCCGCCCGTGTTTGCCATTTAGTACGCCCCTTCGAGTATCAGTTGATCGCCGTCGTACGTCCCGCCTTCGAGCAGGAACAGGTCGCCGTCGTACGTCCCGCCTTCGAGCAGGAGCAGAGGAAGCGTCAGAGTCCCGCCAGGACCGAGCGACCAGTCGGCCCAGGGCACATGCAGGACGACGTCGGCCGCGGGTGCGTTGACGGTGACGTCGGCGTCAGGTGCCTTCAATCGGACATCGGCCGAGACGATTATGTCGGGTCCGACTTTCATGCGGTCAGTCGCTCGATCAGTCGTATCAGGAGTTCGTCGGGTTTCTTCGCGTTCGGTTGCAGGATCGCCCCGAGGTTGTTCGAGCCCGAGTCGATGTTCGTCTGAACCCGGATCGTCTGCCCGACGGCGAGGTTCGTCGCAGGCGTGCCCGACTGCCCGAGGTTGAGCGTGAGGGTCAACTTGACCCCGATCGCGTCACCGTTGATCCGGGCAAGTTCGGTGACCTGGTTCGTGTCGACGTTTTGCCCGAAGGCCGCGACATTGAGAGTGCCGGTCGAGTTGATCGTCGAGTTCTCGATGTCGAGGTCAACGGTCGATCCGTAGGGAAGGTCAACGGTCATCGGTCACTCGGGTCTGTCTGGTTCAAGGTATGGATCAGGTCCGCGGCCCTTCAATTAGTACACCTGTTTGATCGTCCCGCCGAAGAACTGATTGAATGTCGCGGCGTCGGTCGTATTCCAGTCGTCGGACAATACGATCGCGTGTGCCGAGGCGACGGTCAGTCCCGTCTCGGTCGTCGATCCGTTGATTTCGTGAACCGTCCCGGCATCGGCCTCGGTGTACGTCGCCGAAATCGAGGCCCGAACGTACGCCGTTCCGGTCGTCACATGATCGACGAAGATCGTCGCCCGAACATGGTAGTAACCCGAGTCGCCCGCGTTGCAGACGAAGACGCTGAACGCGGCCGGTGCCGTCCCCTTGACCGTTCCACCGATCGCGATTTTGAACTGGAACGAGTTCGCGATGATGTCCGTGTTCTCGACGTATCCCCAGGCTTCGACCTCGTACACCTGACCGGCCGCCAGGTGCGACGTCGGCAGGGTGTACGTCATGAGGGTACGTCGGCAGGGTGTACGTCATGAGGGTATTCCCCGAGGTCGTCGCCGTCAGCGACGTCCCCGTGTCGGCGTACGCCCGGAACAGCGTCACCGGCAGACCGAAGGGCCCGGCCGTCCCGATGTATCCCTTCGGCACGAACTGGGCGTCGGCGTACAGGGCGAACTTTCCGGCCGTCGCCGTCGGCGATCCGGTCGTCAGAAAGAGCCCGTCCTGAAAGTCGAGCGTCGCCGGGAGAGTCGTCGTAAACGAGAGGTCATTCGACGCCCCGAGAACCATGAGGTCGCCCTGACTGGACGACGAGGTCTGCGGGAGCGTGTACGCCGACCCCGACTGATACGCGATCTTGACCTTGTATCCGGTGCCTGGCTTGAGTTCGACCTGCCCGAGTGTGTCGATGTATACGCGGGCTTCCTCGCCTGCCGTGATCGTCCG